CGTCGAATCTACAATCCGATGTTTGAATCTAATGGGCCGCCGATCCCCTCTAGGCCTAGAGGGGCTCTGGTCATACTCCTTGTCAGAGTTTGATCTACTCACGAATGTTTGTCGTGAGAACTACCAAAAACTGAAAGTACAACCCAGGCGAGTGTCATGTCGTTTGGTTTCAGTTACACCGTACATTACTCTCATCGACCAAACGACAGATGAAGTCTATGGTAATGTACATAGGTCGAAGTTCCGAGATTGGGAATGTCACCGCCGTGTCTATAACGACGAGATACTTGTGACATTCGATACTGAAGAAGGTCTGAATAGGGAGACTATACGTCATATGGCGTTATTTTTGCAAAGTCTCATCATAGTCCTATTAGACTCTCCTCGTACCAATAATCTCCCAGATGCTCCACTCTTCCGACGTGATCTTCATGATCATAAAGGAAAATTTCTTCCATCTGAACTGCTTGAACCCTTCGGTGAGGGGATCTCGTGGTCTCTGGATGATTTTGTGAGTTTCTCCAAATACATTGTTGCGTGGCCTCTTGCATCATCTCAATATAACATGGATGAGCAACCTGTGCGTCCGGAAGGATTCACGGGTTCCCCTGTGTTATGGCGTGGTAAGATCAAAAGATTTCTTACATCACGAATGATTGCTTCTCATGATAAACGGACTCTCCATCTTTTGGTGAGCTGGTATCAGGCAAAGAGAGGGTGTGCAACAGTCCCGGAGGAGTTTGTGGAATCAGCTAAGGAAAAGCATCGAAAGTCAATGGAAAAACCTTTCAACTACTGTCTTTTAGGTTCTAATGTCCCTTTATATACTGTTTATGACTCAATGTCAGCTTCTGAGACTGAGGAGATCGTTGAAAAACGACTCCCTTGGGTCCACGAAGAAGCGGAACGAGCGCTCGATAAGATCATTCCTATGATTTTCCGTAAGGATAGTCTTCGGATAGATCTTGATTACGAGGCTAGTGGGTCAGCAGCATATGGCATAAAAAGGAGTGAAGGAGGGGGACGACAAGAAGTTCGGGAATGGTTAGAGGCATCATCGTATGTTTCTTATCTTGCTCGGATGCTTGATCATCCTCGTGCGGGTGTCCTCGAAGCACGTACGCCTTTATTCTCAGTAGCTGCCGGATCTTGTCTTGAGGATTTGAGACTGGGTCTACCATTTGACTCATATGGTTGTGAACAGGGGCTGAAAAGTTCCGTTTGTGACCTTGAGTGGAGTGAATACCATGAACGAAGATCTGAGCCTCTCAGAGCCCAGATCGCTTGTGTTCTTGAACCTCTTAAAGTGAGAGTTCTGACGAAGTGTGAAGCACTTCCTCAGTATCTCGTCCGTTCTCTTCAACGTCTGATGTGGAAAAGCCTTAGTCAGTTAGCTCCTTTCGAGTTGATTGGCCGGCCCTGCGATGAAGATGTTATTCGTCAATTTTGTCGGTCTGCTCTCTCCGCAAGGAAGGGCTCAAACTGTTCAAAAATGGCGAACTTTGCATGGGTCTCAGGTGACTATAGTGCTGCGACGGATGGATTAAATCCATACTTATCGGCCCAGATCCTCGATAGAATTCTTCTACGAGTTGGTGCCCCGTTGTGGTATCTTGAGATATGTCATAAAGTCCTGGGCATGCAGAGGCTGGAGTACGGAGAGGGTCCGAATGGTGATGTTATCACTGTTTTTCAGAAGCGTGGACAGTTAATGGGAAGCATTCTTAGCTTCCCTATCCTTTGTATTATTAACCTTCTCACCTGGCTCTTAACAAGCTGGGAGGGAAAGGAATTTCTGAACACAGTTCATTGTTCAGAGGAGGATATGAGAAATCATTTTAACCGTCTACCAGTTCTAATTAATGGTGATGATATTGCTTTTCTTTCGGACGAAGAACACTATACTGCCTGGAAGAACGGATTGGATCACTTTGGATTCACCCGTTCATTGGGAAAGAACCTTAGATCCAGACAGTTTCTGACAATCAACAGTCAGGCGTTCAAGGTTAAAGTTGCTGGTTTCTGTGGGAGAGATACGGAGGTGGAGAATGTGCCTTACTTGAATGTGGGTCTTCTTCGAGGTCAATCCAAGGTGAATAACTCTGTGGACAGAGTCAGTCCATTATGGGATATTCATAACAAAATGATTGAAGGTGCAAGCCACAAACATCTTGCAACAAAGTGGTTCCTTCAATTTAACTCAACTACTATTCGTGAAATGACCCTAGACGGTAAATATAACTTGTACCTGCCTCGCTCTTTGGGAGGTTGTGGTTTCCATGGTCGTCCTGAATACCTTACGGAATTTCAGGCGAAAATGGGTAGTTATTTGTATCGTCGTCATAAGCGTGTGGGACCTATAGTTGAGGAAGACTTGGGTTTGGTATGTAAAGCCAGTAAGACCTTTGGAACTTCTGTTGATGTGTATGAGGGGGCAGTGGGGCGTAGAGGGATACCAACGGATGTCCAACCGGAGGGTTGGTTCCGGAGACCTCCCCCATTGACAGTCACTAGTGTGAATGCGGATCCGTATCAGCCTGTGGAGACTATACGGAGATATCCACTACACTTCCAGGTGACTGAGGTGAGACCTGTAAAGGATTCGGAAAAGCTCTTTGACTTTCCTGAAGTCCTCGAAGTCTTCTTAAAGCATCAATAGACCACGGTAGGGAGAAGCGGGCGGAACATGGGAGGTGGTGGAGTGGGGGGAGAAGGTGTCTGTATCCTGGAATGTACTACGCTCTTGAGTTGACTCTTTGTCAAACGGAGCCTCTGGTCTTCCAGGTGATTCGTAGGTAACTAGGTGCCTCATCAGAGAAACCGTCAATACTAAAGACTGTATTGACCATATATCTGGTAGGTTATTCCCGTTACGTTATCTTACGACTCTCTTTTACTTATAATTTCTTCTCTCTGTCCCACCACTGTGCCCTCACCGAAAAGACGTCTCTTGTCCATTAAGGAGAGAGAGTCCCATTAGATAAAGTCACGACCCTGTGAGCCTCTTTGGTCCAGCCATAGAGGTGTTGTGTGCTCAATGATGCAGTTATGTCGTTGTTGAGGACCGAACACAAC